TTTATCCAATGGCGCATCACTCAGCTACGACACCATCAAGCGGATGAACAGCTACTTCGCTCGTCATGAGGTAGATAAGAAGGGCGAGGGTTGGGGAAAAGACTCGGCAGGATACATCGCATGGCTACTATGGGGTGGCGATGCAGGATGGTCATGGGCTAGAGGCATCATCAGATCACAAGAAAGCAAGGAGAAGTCCACTATGAGCAATCTGACTACCTCGTACTTCGGTATCGAGAAGGCGGATAGAAACTCTGACGGCACTCTGACTGTCTATGGCAAGGCAACAGATGACTCAGTAGATATAGACCAACAGATATGCGATGCAGACTGGCTAGATCGAGCTATGCCAGCATGGTTCAAGTCCGGTGGCAACATCCGAGAGCAGCACAGCAATATCGCTGCAGGTGTAGCCAAAGAGTATGAGCTCAAGCGCGATGGTCACTACATCACAGCCCTAGTCGTTGATCCTGTATCAGTCAAAAAGGTCGAGACAGGTGTGCTCAAAGGCTTCTCTATCGGTATCAAAAACCCACGCGTGACACGAGACAAAGTGGCTGCTAATGGGCGCATTGTAGATGGACAGATTGTGGAGGTATCCCTAGTGGATAGACCTGCCAATCCAAACTGTCAGTTAGTCCTAGCCAAATCTGCGACAGGTGAGGACTCTGTAATCCAAGTCGAGGAACTGTATGAAACCCCATCAGACTCAGTAAGTAATGATTTACCATTAGACCAAACTCTGCAGGAGGAGAACATGAAAACCGCACAGGAACTCATCGCACAGGCTAAATCATTAGCCCCTGCAGACACTATCAAGTTTGACCAAGCCACATTTGATAAGGCTCGTCAGGCTCTCGCACAGCTCATTACTGTCGAGGCAGAAGAAATGGCAGAAGGTCACGATGAACAAATGTCCATCGCGCACCTCCTACAGGCAGTACACCACCTCTTTGCATGGTTCGAAGGGGAGAAAGCAGAGGGAGAAGTGGAAGAAGTACTAGAAGATATCGAGCTCGCAGCAAAGAAAGATGATGCTGAGGAAACAAAAGCAGAACATGATGACGAGGACATGGACAAGTTCAGTCCTAAGAAGGATGAGTCCAAAGAGTCATTCATGAAGCGATGCAAAGAGGCTGGCAAGTCCGATGCTTTTGCAAAGAAGTGTTGGGACAAATACCTCAAGAGCATGGAGGCTGATGAGGATGCAGAGAAGTCTGCAGAGATTAGCAAGTGCCTAGAGTGCGGATGCAATCAGCCAGGCACAGATCATGGACTTACACAGACCAACGACTTCGCAAATGTCGCGAAGCCATCTCATGTGACTACCGCAGAGATGTACACACCAGACCAGACACCTAAGAGTGCAGAGCCTGATGATGAAGAAAAGGTAGAAGATGAAGTTTCTGCAGATGAGCCTAAGTCTGCAGATGTAGAAGCCATCGTTGAAGAAGCGATAAAGAGCGCAACACAGTCCATCAGAACGGAGATCGAGGCACTCATGTCTGCAAAAGAGGCAGCGGAGAGTCGTGCGATGAGTTTGGAAACTGAGTTAGCTACGGCTAAATCTCTCGCGGCATCAGGAGGCCCAAAGCGCACAGCGAAACCTGTAGCTGAAACCTCTAGCGACCTTCTAGTGAAGGCTGCGATGTATAACGCGAAAGCAAAGGCAACAACTGACCCAACACTTGCAAAGGGATATCGCGCTCTAGCGGATAAGTTCGCAGCAGAGCATGACACCCTGAACAAGTAAAACCCAAACAACGAAAGGAACACGCAATGGCTGAAATGCCTCGCGCAACTGATCTCTTCGGTGATGTTTCACCGGTAGAGGCAGCGCAACGCCATGAGGAATACCTCGGTAGCCTCAACAAGTCATTGGGTAATGCCTCATCTGTACCAGGACAAGCACCTGTTGATGCTACATCGGCTCTAGAGTCACTCGTAGCAAACAAGTCCCTCGCTCCTGATGCAGTAGCTGGACTACAGAATGCACTCGCCGCACAACGCATGGCGATGCAGGATATCCAGAAGGACATCACCCTTACATCTCCATTGAGCACATCTTTCGCAGCCTTCGATCTAGAAGCACCTGCAAAACTGCTCACACCACGCCCAACTCCACTACGCAATCGCATCCCTCGCAAGAAGGGTGTCGGTACATCTCACCGTGTAAAGAGAATCCTCGGATACACAGGTACAGGTACAGGCGGAATCGGAAACACATGGCCTGGTATCACAGAATCCTCAACCGCTACTTTCGGTTCTATCAACTACGAGCGCGGCCCAAAGATTTCTTATGCTGCTGACGACCTAGTGTTGCCATACAACAGCTACTCACTATCCGACAGCGTTTCGTTCGATGCTAACTTCTCAGGTCTTGGATATCAAGATCTTCGTCAGCTATCATCTACATCTACGCTATATGCAACGATGTTGATGGAAGAACGCATGATGCTCATGGCTCGTGGTACTGCATCTGGCTACTCAGGCGCACTATCAGCACCTACTTTCGCACTCGCATCACCTGTTGCATCAGGATCACAAACAGCTCTCGCTGCTGCCACTTACTATGTAAATGTCACCGCAGATGCTGGTATCTCAGGCAACGGCTTCGGCGAGTCCATCCTCGGTACAGAGGCAAGCACCGCAGTAGCATCAGGCGATGTCCTAACTGTCACAGTTAGCACCGCAGTCGCAGGTGCTCTTGGCTACAACATCTATGTTGGTACAGCCACAGGCGCAGCAAACCTCAAGTATCAGGGAACACTTCGCGGAACAGGCACATTCACCATCCAGGGTGCAGGTGCAGCAGGTTTGACCGGCAATAACGCTGCGTTCACCACAACAGGTGCAGCAGCAACTCGCGCATCTGCAGATACTTCTGCATATGCAACAGGATATGACGGCATTCTTCCAACTGTTCTCGGAGCTAACTCAGGCTTCAATAACAGCATCAACAGCACCTTCTCGACCAGCAATCCAGGCGCAGAGTTCCAGACTGTGTTCGCACAGCTCTACTCAAATGTCAAGGCTGATCCTGATCTAGTGCTACTCAACGGAAATGACCGTAAGCAACTCTCAGATGCAATCAAGAGTGGCTCTACAGCTAACTATCGTTTGACTATTCAGGAGCCAGGTAAGGATGGAATCACATATGGTTCTATCGTCACCGGTATCCAGAACGAAGTCACAGGTAAAGCTGTCGATCTCATGGTTCATCCGTGGCTAAATCAGGGCGTTGCTCCTGTCCTATCATTCACACTTCCTATCCCAGATACCGAAGTGAGCGATGTATGGGCGAACTTCATGGTTCAGGACTACATGGGCATCCAATGGCCTGTGACTCAGTTCAGCTATGACTTCTCAACCTACTTCCGAGGTACTTTCTTCTGCACAGCTCCAGCATGGAACGGCGCAGTATCAGGAATCATCTCAGCGTAGTACAACTGAATAAGGCGGAGGAGGGTGCGGTGTAATAGCCGCATCCTCCATCAGTTATAGGAGGCAAAATGCCAAGATATGTAGCTCCAGATAAAGGCGTGAAAGAGACAGTCATTGGCGGTGTGAAGTACAACCCTGATAGAGGTGGTCTTTACAATGTAGAAAGTCGCGCACATGGCGAGGCGATGAAGCGAGAGGGTTTCTTCGAGGCATCTCTCAATCCGATCTCGCAGGGCGATATGCAGCGAGGCTTCACCTGTACAGCCTGTGGCTTTGACGGGTGGTTTCGCAAGTGTGGTCGCTGTGGACATGAGGCGACAGATATAGCTAGAGATGGGGAGTAGTCATGGCAGTAGGTATCACGCCCGATACGATTCAAGAGTATCCCTACCTCACAGTCCAGGAGTACAAAGATGCCCCTACCTCTATTGACTACAACAACCTCGTAGTCGGAGGCAATCAGGCGGCGCAGGATGCCGAGCTCGCAAATGTGATCCTACGAGCATCCTCATATATGAACGAGTACCTGAATCAGTCCCTCGTGGCAGATCAGTACACAGAAACACAGCGAGTCAGGGTCAATGGACAGGGCATGATAGCTCTGCATCCCAACAACTCACCCATCATCTCGCTCTCTAGTTTTGAGTATGGGGCAGACCCCAACAACCTCATAGCCCTACCCGACTGCTCTACAGCGTGGTTCGAGGCTAAACAGCTCATCATCCCTCTATCAAATCTCGGCCTGAACTACAGTTCTCAGGGGCCGTTGGGCTTTGGCTTTGGCTATAGCCCACGCCAACAAGTCTTTACTCAGTACACCTATGTCTCAGGCTTCGTCAATACGACTATTGCTACAGCTACTGCAGGGGCGACCTCTCTGACAGTCACCGATGGCACAGGCATCCTCGCCGGTCAGCCATACCGCATCTACGATGGATCAAAAAGCGAGCGCATCACAGTCGCTAGTACATATACCAATGGCTCTACGACTGTGCCTCTGACAAGCGCGCTCGCCTACAGCCATGCAGCAGGGGTCGCTATCGGAAATATGCCGAACGCCATCAAGGAGGCTTGCATCCTCATCACCACCGCCTTCCTGAAAGTGCGCGGTGACAACAGCATGACGATGAATCTGACTACTCAGCCTACGGTCAATATCGGGAACAACGCTCGATACTCAGGTGAGATAGCTCTAGCCCTTGACATGGTGAACAAGTACCGCAGGATCAGGTAATGGCAGGGCGCACAGGGGTACGAGCTACCCTCTCATCTTTCATATCAAATCCACCTATACCTACCCTCAATCAGGTGTTCACATCTTTCCCGAAGCGCATCAACTATCAGGTGAACGCACAGCCTGGGCAGATGACTCGATCTGCTGCCGTCATCTTTATCGCGGCGGAAAACGAGACTCGCCTAGCCATCGGCGGAGCGCATAGTGGATGGAAGCGTGTGGACTACTCAGTCGTCATACAGCTCTACACACACTCTATGCATACAAACGCCGAGAGCGCGATGACAGATTTTGATACCCTCGTGGACAACATCAAAGAGAGGCTTCGGTCTGACCATAACTTCGGCGACATCACAGGCAACCTCGTGTGGCAGGGTGCAGAGCCCATCATCAGAGCTCGGTATGGAGAACCTGCGACTAGCAATGAGGGCGCAACAGAGACATACGCTGAGTTAGAATTCGATGTGACTGAGATGATCCAAGCATAAGGAGCACCATGAGACTGAAATATAACGGCACAGATGAACGAGTGTTCCCTGCTATTGGGGTCACAGTCAAGCCAGGTGATGAGTTTGATGCGCCCGAAGGATTTGCACATCCTGACTGCGCACCTGCAGGTTCAGCACCCAAAGTAGTACCAACAGCACCAATCAAACCGTCTGCCTCGACAGACCAGAAAGCAGGAGAGTGAAATGTCCGTACAACAATCGGTACGCTCGTACCTCGGTATCGCCAAAGAAGTGACAAAAGGTACGGTTGTAGCACCTACTGACTTCATCCCTGTCGCTAAAGACAGCTTGAAGCCTGTAGATATCGTTGATCCGCTATACGACACAGGGCTTCGTGGCTCAAATGTTGTGAACTACAACTACATCCAGGGTCGCACAAGATCGACTGTGGACTTCGGTGGAGCTGTATTTGCAGACACCATCGGATACTCCATCGCAGGTCTGCTAGGTAGCGTGGCTACTGCAGGTGTATCTGCACCATATACACACACCATCTCGCTAAAGAACAGCCTCACGGCAGCAGCAGATGACCAGCCAATCAGCTACACACTCACAGATTTCTATGCTGCAGGCAATCGCTCATATCCAGGATGCCAGTTCTCAGACTTCTCCCTCCGCTTCAACGCAGATGGAATGTTGGAGTACGACTCAAAAGCGACAGGATGGGCATCTAGCACAGAGACATCAACCTCACCGACTTTCTCTACCATCCTACCTACACCGGTATGGCGCGGTACTGTATCTATCGGCGGTAGCGCAGTCAGCAACGCTATGACTGGAAACATTGACATGAAGCGCAATGTCACTCCTGTCTATGGCATCGCTAGCACACAGAATCCATATCAGGTATTCCTCGGCCCTCTAGAGGTCACAGGCAAAATCACCTTCATCATGGAGAACGACACAGAACTCACACGCTTCCTCAACAACACTCAGCCAGCTATCGTGCTCAACTGGGCATATGGCACAGGCGCGAACGAGCTACAGGTACAGGCGACCATCACTAAGGGCGCATATACCGCAGCAGTTATCGAGCGTGGCGAGGACTATGTACAGGTCACAATCGATCTCAACGGACAGGGCAACACCACAGATGCAGGATCAACAGGTGGTTTCGCTCCTATCAAGTGGGTGCTAAAGAACGCCAAAGCATCAGGCACATACGCCTAGTAGTTCCAGAACAGGAGCGTTGGTAGATAGTGGTACGCCTTCCCCACTATCCCACGCTCCTGTTCCTTTTCAGTTATGATGCGCGAAGGCATATTTTCTAAGGAGGCAAAATGTCAAAGCAGATCAAACTCCCATCGGGTGCAACAGCTACTCTCAAAGACCCTAAGACTCTCAAGGTCAAGGATCGTAAGCGCGTACTGAGAGCATCAGAGGTAGAGGGTGGAGACTTGTCAAAAGCGATGGCTCTATCGGACTCACTCATCGCCATGTTGGTCGAGGACTGGTCGTTCGATCTCGTCATCCCATCAGTCAAACTAGACACACTAGATGAGCTAGATATGGCTGACTACGATGTACTCGTAGAGATGACAAAAGAGGCACAGGAAGTTCTGTTCCCATCTCTAGCCAAGACTGATGAGACTGAAAAAGACCCAAAAGCGACTACCGCCGACTCGAACGGCTCAAATGGCTGATTCAGGGTGGACAACGCCACGAGGCGTTTGACTATCCCGATGAGGAGTGGGTGTACTACATCGCAGCCGACAGGTTTGGATGGACACCTGACCAGGTAGATGATCTACCGGCTAATACGGCGGATTGGCTCTGGGCTATAGCCGCAGTAGTAGATGAGGTGAAGGCAGAGAGGATGGAGAGATCGTGACCGCACGAGTGACGATACCTAACCTATCTGAGGTCATCTCAGGCATACAGAGAAAAGCGGAGCAGATTGACCAAGCTGTAGCTCAGGCTATACAGATCACAGGTCTAGCTGTAGAGCGACAGGCAAAACAAAACGCATCAGGCAGACCAGGGCCAAATGTGCGCACAGGTAATCTGCGCAGAAGTATCACTACCTCCATGCCTATCAAAGGATTTGGCGATAGCTACTCAGTAGTCGTATCTGCCACTATGGTCTATGCACGAGCTGTGGAACTAGGACACCCAAGATGGAAGCCAGGCGTAAAATATCCTTATCTTGGGCCAGCAGCGAGAAATCTCTCAGCTAACGGCACTTTGAACAGAGTATTCACTAGCGCGCTTGTATCGCGGATCAGGGGTTGATATGACAGCAATACCTCCGATTCTTGTACAGATACAGGCTGATGTCACTAGCCTCAAACAGGGTCTTGCTCAGGCACAGGCGGCTATCAAAGGCGTAGATGACAATGTAAAGGTCGCTAGTACCGGCATGAGCAACTTCTCTAGCAAACTCAAAAATGTAGCCTCGACTCTCGGTGTTGCTTTTGCAGGTACACAGATAGCAGCGTTCGCCAAAGACACAGTTATGGCTGCCTCAAACATGGCAGAGTCACTATCAAAGGTACGCGTGGTCTTTGGAGATGGCGCAGCAGCAGTAGAGGCGTGGGGTAAGACTGCAGCAGACAGTATGGGTATCAGTAATCAGGCTGCTCTAGAGGCTGCAGGTACATACGGCAACTTGTTCCAGGCATTCGGGCTAGGACAGGGACAGGCACAGGATATGTCTATGTCTCTCGTACAGCTCGCAGGTGACATGGCATCTTTCAACAACACCTCGATAGATGATGCAATCACAGCTCTGAGATCAGGTTTATCCGGTGAGACAGAGCCACTCAAGAAGTTCGGTGTGGCGATGAACGAGGCTCGACTCAAAACTGAGGCGATGTCTCTCGGACTCATCAAATCAACATCTGATGCGCTCACTCCTGCAGCAAAGGCTCAGGCGGCATATGCGCTCATCATGAAAGACACAGCCCTAGCGCAGGGTGACTACTCGCGTACAGCCGATGGCACAGCCAACACCATGAAAACGCTACAGGCGAAGATGGAGGATGCGAAGGTCGCGCTCGGAGATGCCCTACTGCCAGCCTTCCAGGGACTACTAGCTGTGCTCAAACTCGCTATTCCGTTGCTGACCAAACTAGGCAACTTCTTCAAAAACAATCAGGATGAAATCAAAGCCTTTGCTATAGCAGTCGGTATCGGATCAGTAGCATGGGGTGTCTATACACTCGCTGTGAAACGCGCTGAGATAGCTCAGAAACTTCTCAACCTCGCTCAAAAGATGAACCCTATCGGTCTGATAGTCATCGCAGTAGGTCTGCTCGCAGCAGGTCTAGTCAAACTATGGAAGAACAGCGAGACCTTCCGCAATGTCATCATCTCGGTGGGCAAGGCTGGTCTGACCGCTTTCGCATCTATCATCCCGATGGTAGGCAAGGTGGGTGAGGCTGTCCTCAAGTTCATGATGACTCCTCTCAAGACTGTACTCACAGCTCTATCCAAACTGCCAGGCGTGGGCAAGTATGCAAAGAGTGGACTCGATCTGCTCAACAAGGGTCTAGATGGAGTCAGCGACTTTGCAGATAAGGCAGCAGCGAAAGCAAACAGCCTTATCAAGACTCTAGACAATGTGGGCAAGGCGAAAACCAAAGCGGAGAAAAGTGTCAGCACTACTACAAAGGGTGGCAAGACCACTACTACCGCGACTGTGGATGCAAAGGCTCTAGAAAAGGCTGCAAAAGAGGAGCAGAAACGCCTAGATAAACTCAAGGACTATCAGAAAGATGTCCAGGATATCTACAAGGACATGAACGATGTCATCGCTGATGCTCAAGAGAAGGCTCAAGAGGCACTTGAGACTCGTAATGAGCGCATGGCTGAGGCTCATGAGAGATATAACGAGACTGTAGCTGATCTCAACAAACAGTATGCAGAGTCCATCGCTGATGCTGAGGAGCGCGCCGAGGAGCAGAGGGCTGATGCTAGAGAGAGCTATCGCAAGGCTGAGGCTGAGGCGAAGAAGCGTTTTGCATCTCAACAGATACAGATAGCAAAACAGTACAACGACAAAGTGGCTGACCTAGAGAAAGCCCTACAGAACAAACTGCGTGATATTCAGGAGTCTGCCAACAGCAAGCGCGCTGAGCTGACACAAAAGGCTGCGGAGAAACAGGCAGGGCTCATACAGCAATCTATGGATCGGCTACGCAATGCGTTTGCATCCAAGACAGGTTTCAATCTCGGTGAGGCTATGGCAGGTGGTAAGTCTGCCGATGCCCTACTGACTGATCTCAAGAACAAACTAGCGGCAGCCAAAGAGCTACAGGCTAACGCTGCTGCGCTCGCAGGTATGGGCTATAGCCAAACCCTCATTGAGTCGCTTCTGAGCCTCTGCACGAGCCTTTGCTAGTGTTTTCTCAGCCTCTGCTAGCGCAGCATCAAGTGTGGCTTGAGCCTCAGCGATGGACTCCTGCATAGCAGTCATA